GGCGCTTGAACACATAAATGTGCAAGAACATACCAGCAGCTGTGTAGAAAAGATCTATATTCAGCCCACGGGGTTTCAATTTTGTCGATAGTTTTTGTTAAGTGCATGTCGGTTTCCAATGCACTGAGAAAGTGTTGATAGGTTATTAATTCTTTTAAAAAAAAATAAGCTATGTTGGGGCGTTCATCAACTGCCAAGCGGCATGTTGAGGAGTGCCCAAAAGTGCGCCAAATTCAAAGTCGTCTCCAACTCCGCGATAAATCTGCACTGTGCACGTTGGGAACGCTTCACAGAACACAGTTACCTGAGGAACCGGATAAACAATTGAGCGCATAGTTAAAGGGTTATTTAAGCCATAATTAGTAGGTACGGAATGTCCACTATTATAGAATGGGACCTCAAACTCCACGATGCCATCTTTGTTGTAAATGATAGGCAATTCAGTCTCAACGAATCCAATCTGGTAGGTTGTGCTACCAGCTGTAGTCGCTGCGACGTCAAAAACGGGTTGAATGGGGCCAGATCCTAAATTGGTGTATGTTCCATTAGTATTAGCAGGGGTTGCAGTTTGCATAGAAGGAGTGTAAGCACCAGAAGAATCTTGGGTCCATGTATTCATAAAAACTTTAATAGGTAATTCAGAATCAAAAGAAGTGGATTTCTTAGTAACAACAATCTTATAACGAATTGAACCTCTAAAAAAAGCATAATTACAGTATAAATTGGAATACATATCAGGCATTTCTGTTATTACAGTTGTACCATAGGTATAAACGTTAGCGTAAGAAGGTTTCTGATTATTAACAGTAGTCGCGGTAATCGAGCCTAACTGCGGTATGACAGGAGCCCACGGGTAAAGCGTAAACGCTTTGCCCGTTTGACCTGGCACTGTAGCAGTCGCAGCTTGAGCGTTCAAAGCTACTGTAGCTAATGGATAAAATTGTTTGAGTAAGTGACGCAAAGAAAGCGCAGCCTCACCCACACACATACCATGTTCAGTCAGCACAATTGGGCTAGGGGTTATTTCACTTGCATTCTTTCCTTTGACCACACGCGGTGCCGAACCTACTTGAGCAACGTTTGGAATTCCATACGGTAAGTGGCGCGGTTTGACGGGCGACACAAACGTAGCGTTTTCCATATGAACCTCAACTAACACTTCCACAGTGCTTGCAACAGTTCCGGCAGCAATCAAAGGGTTCATGACGGAAATGGTCATTGTTCCAGAGGCGCTATTTCTAACGTCAGAAGAGGCAATGGCATTGTCCATATCGTAGTTAGTAAATAAAAATGGGCGGGTAGCAGTGTAGGGGACTCTAAATGTAAAATCTGTACCTAAAGATAAATCTAATTCAGTAAAGTAGTTGTAAGCTGGCATCGTTTGTGTACGTGTAGTGTCGGCGTAATTATATGGGCGGAAAGAAGCAATTAATCGGCCAGAATGAAATTGCGTTTTAACAACACGAAAAGTGTAAACCAAATCACCTCTCCACATAGAATATAAAGAAGCAACCTTAGCACAGAGTGGCATAGAGACATTTCTAACCCAGGCATTAGCAAGTTTTGTAGACAACACCTGAGTGTAAAGCGGGCCAGTAGGAATAGCAAATATTTGGGTATCTGCAACATCGCTGGTCGACCAATTAAACGCTCTAGTGTAGCAAGGCCTCCCTGCGACATAATCTAACCTCATCTCATCAATATCGGTACCAGCCCAACCAGGAATGCATGTTAATGCATTGGTTGCGCTGATAGCAAGTTTATGAGATGTGTCAGCACCATCACCATTTAAAAAAAAACGAGTAGGGGCAATTTTCATTAACGTATTGGGGGATTCTACAGTGGGTTTTGAAAAGCCTAAAGCTTTGAGGATAAACTCAGCACCATCAGCGAGCATGCTAACGGGAGTGCTAAGCCATCCCAATCCAACTACTGGAAGAATTTGGGCAATTCCTCTCCCTATTTGTCCGGTCGCACTAGATATTACTCCAGTACGCTCCATCTTCTTCATCTCCACACCAACTTGAGCAAAATTAGTTGTTAAAGTCGCGCTAGTGGGGAAACGAACGTCCACATCCTCAAACCAAGCTAAAATAGTAAAGCTACAAGAAGAAGTTGTTTGCGAAGCTAAAGGTGAATAAACAGAAAGAACAATATTACCAAAAGATCCTTGTCCAGTAACCAAATTAAAAGAAGCGTAGGGGCCACTCAAAGGCACTCGAATCTCCATAGCAGTTTCATTTGCCAAATTCATTTGCACTCGACGGCATCCTGATGCTGCAACAATGTCAGTTGTTCCACCAGCAGAATACCATTGGGTGTGAGAATTCATGTACTCAGAGTAGGGCACATAGTGGGCCATTAATGCTCCAGCTTGCGTTGGAACACTATTGACTTGCACTCTGTACACTACTGTGGCACTAAGAGAAACGAAACCGTCAAGTTTGTAAGTATTGTTAGTCAAAGTTCCAAGAAGATCTTTAGGGAAAACGTTAGTGTTAAGAACAGTCCCTCTAGTAGCGGTAGAAGACCAAGTACCTTGAAAAATTGGTATCGGTCTTGAAAGAAAAGATTGAATTGCGTGTTGATTTCGGTCGTTCACGCATCGATCTAGATACTGTTTCGGAAGTATTACATTCAAATTGGCATCTACATCTTTGCTGATCGTTCCTTGTTCCATAAGCGTTGCGGTGTCATGTTGTTCGCTATTAGTCGTCATCATAATATCGGGGTTTGTGTTAAATTGTAGTTCAGTAAGTCAAGTTTTAAATCAGTGTGGTGACTCATCCAACACTGACGCGTTTGTATGATGTTCCTTGAATTTTAGAGGGGCTGCCTCAGGCGATTCTAGGATATAAGTGTTAATACACTCGCCTTGGTGTTTTCTTCCGCCAGCAGCAGTACCGTTGATTCCTTGTCGGAGAACGGCAAGATCACACTTGCGGGGTGCAAATTGTCCACCAGAGCAGAAAGGTTCGAGATACCGTGAGTAGGGCAACAATCGAAAATTGTTGATTCCCAGCTCATAGCATTTCTTACTAATCTCTCCAGTCCACTTCTCGAATACATCTTGAGGATGCATCGCGAGCTCTTTAAACACATCGGTGACTGTATCGGATTGCTCCAACAAATTATCAATATGCTTATCACTCGTCCAGTTCAGCATGTCCAGCCTTGTTTCCAAGGGTGCAGGGCACACGTAACGCGGTAGAGTTTGTCCGTTGATTTTAACCAAAGCAAATGATCGTTTAAGAAAACTTACATCTTTGATGGTTTTCCGTTTGTCGTAATCGGTTCCCTTATCTGCAGTCGTGTAAATCATTCCAAAACTATCAAAAGCTTCAACTAGATTTCTCATGTTGTAAAACTCTTTTAATTTCGGGTTAATTGCCAAGACATTGTCATCACCATATGTTATCACTCTCACATTTTCTTCAAAATGTTTAAGATCCTCCATATCTGGTTTATACTTGCGGGCAAGGTAAAGGTATGAAGCTCGGAAAGCACACAAACCGTAGAGAGAATTATTCTCTGCGGTGGGCACAAATCCAGCAGGTGTTCCATTTGTCGTTTGGTAGATGGTTCCTTGATTATAGCGAATAGCACAGCAGGCATATTCCCACAATCTTCTTCGTACTTTGCGGTCGTTGTCGGTGTAGTCAGCATCATAGACTTTATAGATTTCATTGATAAGATTAAAATTAACCCATGTCAAATCGTCCATAAGCCGGTCGCTGAAATCAGTCATGTCGCCGTCAATCATCTCATCTGAGGCTCCTCGTAGGTAAGTTGCTAAACTATGCCATTCGGGTCCCCAAACGTTGATGCCAACGGCAATCCCATTGGTAACTCTATGATGTCGCAAATGTGCTAATGCAGCCATGTAATATTTTCGAAAAAGTACATTATAATGCATCGGTCCATTTGATATCATTCTAGTTTTACCAGCGTCAACTTTGGAATGCGATCGTCGTTCATCCTTCAGAGTATCCACCCATATTATTTCATGTGGGCGGTCCTCTAAAAGATCTTTCTCTAAGTTCTCAACATCTCGTTTGAGCTCCAATGCAGCGGGACTTGTAAAATCCCACGCATCAGAACCCATCCAAAACGTCTTACCTTTCTTTCCTCTCTTTCGGGGGTCAAGAACGTATGGGAAACCTGGTGAGGTCAATCGGTTAATAGGCTGAAATAGCATATCTCCTTCAATTCCTCGCACAGATTCCTCATATGTGAGTAGTCGTATTTGTGGGGCTCGCTCAATTCGTGGCAGAATCAAGCTTCTCATGCTCAATTCAATCTCGTCAATCACTCGTTGTGTTAAGTAACCACATTGGCGTCCTTGCTTTGCAGCACCTTCGCGCAATGGGTCCCTCAACACAACTGCTCCATCAATTTCTTGTTTCCATGGTCGTAGCTTGGCGGGGCGTGTTAACACCGGGCCAAATGTTCCGTATAGGGCTGATTTGACTATGCTCGATTTGCTAACTTGTGGTATAACAAAATCGGCTTGTCCCCTTGAGATTAAAGCCGTCTCAAAGGGGTTCGTTGCGGGCCGTAAATTTCGTAGTCCACAGTCGATTTGGGCGTAGTTTGGCAGGCATTTTAATCCTGCTTCAATTGATTCTCGGGAAACAACTTGGCAATAGTTACTAGATGGCAGAACAGAGCCGCTGATATGAATACCAACGATTCTGCCTGCAAGCTTGTCACTATTTACCGTCATCACTTTTCCACAATCACCAACTTTTGTTCGTATGTCGTGTTTGATTACGTGTGAAGCGTCGAATGATTCGAATCCATTAGGCATGTTTATAACAATTTTAATGTCTTCGACTAGGCACTTCCCACTAGCGCTTACAGATACTGGCATGTCGTTTTCCATGTCAACACCTGAAAGTGTTCCGTCGAATTTTGCACCACTAAGTTTTTCCAAATCGTCGTTCGTTGCAAAATGGTGCAAAATGGATCGTCCACGGGGCATCTTGGATAGTGTAAACATACACAAATCCATTGGTTCGGCGTCGTCATCGGGTTTTTCGGGTGTGAAAAGAACTACTGAGTCCTTCTCAAACCATCCATCGAAGCTCTTCACGATTCTCATGTTTCGATTGTCACTAGGCACCATTATGACTTCTTTTGGGTTTCTCTCCTTCAAGAAGACATAAAAATGCGCAGGCATCATAAACACTTGTCCTTTGATGTTTGTAATTGTTCCTAGTGATATACACTGGTCATCTTCTGTAACCATCGATAAATTCCATTGGTTCGTCCTAACTCTCGCTATGACGTCCAATTGGCCCATCGATTGTCCCATTTCCACTACGATTCTTGCGCGCGAGGCATTTGCCTTTCGAGCGCGCTGTCGCATCTTTGGTTGCATGTTGCGAGTATCACTCTCAGGAAAGGTCTCCGGGATATCCGAATCCACATCTGAAGGCACTCCAGCAGACATTTTTTTGAAAAACATCGACGCACCAAAGCAACCTAACAAGGAAAAAAGGGGTTTATCCTTGAAAAATTGCTTAACTCCATTTACAAGATTACATGTTGTTTCAGTAATAAAATTTAAAAAATTTCTAGCGTATTCGGGTAAAGATTGTATAAATTTGTTACGGGCGTTAATGACTATGTCTAAATATTTATTTACACATGATTTGGGTTTACATTTATGATTATAAAAACGTACTATTAGTATGTTCCATGTTGCGTCGGGTAAAATTTCGTTAGTATATGTGTCCAAGAAAGTTTTTGTTAATGTGTTTGTTTTCCAAATCTCCTCTTTCTCCAGCATCCATGTCACCTTCATCGTTGGACCAGACATAAAACCGTAAGTTTCATCATCCGGTAATGATTCGACGAAAGTGTCAAACTCCTCCATCGTCGTTCGGCTCCTGAATGATCCTGCTTGGGCATCATGCACATCCTTCATCAACTCCACTGTTGGGTGTACACTCCCAACTTGTGCAATGTTTGTACCTTTTGCGAAATCCTTTGCGTATTGGTCCAAGAATTTGTCTAGATTATTTCCATCCGCTTTCCTTCCATCCATTGAAGCAATTATGCGTGCAATGAATGTATCCCATCCAATTGGTTGTTCGATGTATCCTCTGTCGCGTTGAGTGTGGGGGCAGAATCGTTGAAAATCGTAAATGTACGGATTAACCTCCCAGGGGGTTCCATCCGAAGATTTGGGCGCATCTTTGTTAGTCTTTAACAGATTCAACTTTGTACGTTCTCCGGGCACGATAGGAATTCTCCAGCCCGCTCTTTCAAGTGCCGCATATGCTTCCGTATCGGGTAAAGGGTATATGTAGTAGGCGGGCATCAAGTACTCCTCCTTCACGTGAATCCTGTATGAAGAATCCTGAAGACGGTTCCACACAGCTTCAGGGAAAGTAATTGATTCAATGTTTGCGTGTGCGTTATTAGTAGAAGCTAAGATGATTCTAGAAGTAAAGAAAGTAGATGCTTTTGCAGCAATGTTGGCCATATGCAAAGGGTAAGGAAAAGGTCCAACTCCTCGAATAAATTCGAAAAGTTCTAAATTTGGGGCACCTATCGAATCTTTCATTTGAAGGAAATCATCGTAAATGCACACTAACTGTCCATTGTAGCCATCCCAGAACACGTTCTCCACACACCGTTGATACATCTGGGATTTGACATCAGTGTATCCTGCTTCAAGCGCAAGTCTCGTTGAAATAAGGTATTGTAAACGAGATTTTCCAATTTGTGAATCTCCAACCATCCACAGGGCAGTGGGCACCGTACGCACACTCTTGATCTCGGGGAATTGTGTTTCGACTTCATTTTGAATCTTCGCAGCTTCTCTCATTCGTTGCACAACAAACATTTTCAACTCGGGTGTTAGTGCTTTCGCGTATTTGTCCATTAGAAAGGCTCCTTTGTCGTACAAGTGTGCGAGCATGAATTTTCCATCTTTCGTTTGTGCTGCAACATCAAATGCTGGTTTGTGGTTGAAAGTTTCCACACTCGTCATCCATTCCTTGATCTTGGGTATGCATTCTTCAAACTCTTGAGGGTCGTGTCCAAAGAAGTTGACCTTGACGTATTGAAGTATTTTTTTGAAAACTCCTTCAACCCATGAGACTACGTCCATAAAACCTGAGCAGGTTCTTGGGAAAAGTCCTATTCTCATCATCCATTGGGCAGGGGAATTGTTCTTGTCCGGAATTTTCGTCAGACAATAAGAGCTTATGAGAGCTCCTAGCAATCCAAGTGCTTTTGGTCCCCATTCTTCTGCAGTCTTTGTCACATCGTCAAAGCCGAGCTGGGCATGTTGTCCAGGGCGTGCGGGTTTACGTATTCCAGTGTAAAAAGCAAAGTCGCGAAATGATCGTAACACACCAGTGATACTCTCAACTCCCATGAAGAGCAATTCCAATGGCATTGTCAAAACTTGAATAGAAATGCAACCAAGGTGGTACAAAACAAACAAGCCAACGAGTGTTAGAAAACACTGAAAGACCGCTTTCACACTAACTGGCAAGAAACCGCATTGGGCCTCCATAATTTGTGAAACTGCCAGTTTCATCGCTTCTCCGACTCCTTGTGACGTTGGTAAGTTATTCAAGACTTCGTTTACGTTTGTTGCGATGTTGTCCATGTTAGTAACTATAGCAGGGGCACTGAAGAAAGTACCAAATCCAATTTGTGCGTGGTTAAGTGATGCAGCTCGCATTGCCACAATCCTCTCGATAACACCGAGAACAGTCGATGCCAATCCCATAAGAGATGCATAAAAGTCACACTTTGTTAGCATCTCACTTCGTTTCACCATGCAATCACATTTGCATCGTCCACACTTCGCGCATTCTTGAGGAATGTTTATGGACACACTCTCAGCTCCAAGTTGTGCTTCATTCATTTCGTGTTGAAACACTCTCTTATCTTTGCGTGCGTTTTGGTACGCTTTCTTCACTAGTCGAATCTCTCTCTTCAATCTCTTCTTTTCCTCGCGTGATGGTTCAGGTACGCTGTAGCGATTATTTCGCGTACCTGAAGCATTCGGGCCAGGATTAGGTTCGATCCCAGTGCGTAATAGCCATGCTTTTGTAAAGTCGATGTCGTCGGGGTATGAATCAAGTGTTTGTTTGGCGAATGATACTAGTTCAAAAAATAGGAAAAAATGGGTATTACTGGCACGTAAAATTGCATTACGGTCAATCATAGTAGATTGGGTACTGATGTGTGAATAATAATTACATTCGTTAGTAAATTGTGAAATATATCTTTCAGGAATATGTAAAAATTTAGAAAAAGTTCGTTTACTCATAAAAGGACCAAAGTAGTAAAAATAGAGATGTTCTTCTGTAAACAGCTCACACAATTTATATATATGATTACGCAATTTTGGGGAAATGTTCTGAACTCTATCACAAAGTCGATTAAGTTCATCAATACCCATTCCAATTGCATAATCACATTTTGCATCATCGTACTCACCACCATGAAATCGTTCAAATTTCGAGCAAAATTCATTATACATTTTCGCACCAATTTCCAATCGAGCAAGTCGTTCAAGGGAAGTGGTGTTTGCCAAGCAAAGGTCGTCAACGTTTTTGAAGTATTGGGTGATGGTTTCCGAAGCCATCTTGAGATTCTGTTGGGTTGTATCCATATTAGAAATGAAAAAGTTTCCCATTTTATCGTGTTGAGTTCACTATATATATTTCCAGCATATATAAGACCATATCTTAACCAAGATAACCGGTATTCAGAACTAAATCTGTTCCCACGGGATCCCACATAGGTTAAATTCTTTGAATCTATTGGGGCGTAACCTCACGGTTCGTTAGCCGCAAACATCATTGAATAAAGTGTATATGTTCGTCCAGGTACTTGCAATTAATTCCTTTAACTATGTTAATAAATTTTAAGTTAATATAAAAATCAATTTAGTTCGTGTTTTATTCACTATTAAATAATCGATACATTACAAATTTTAACTCTCTACACAATCAGGCAGCATTTCTGGTGCTCTGACCGCGGAGGATACAAATATTCATGAAGTCGAGGGGAGTTCATGAGCACTTGCTAATAAAAT